CCGCCTCGAGGTCGTGCTCAAGGCGCTCGACCAGGCGAGCCGCCCGATCCGGGAGATCGCCGCGAAGAACCGCACGCTGGTGAAGGAGCTGCGGGATTCCCGCGCGCGCCTCAAGGAACTCAACGATACGCAACGGCGCATCGGCGAGTTCCGCGAGATGCGCACGGGGCTCACCAATACCGCGACGAAGCTCGCCGACGCGCAGAGGAAGGTCAAGGAACTCGCGACGTCGTTGCGCGCGTACGGGCCGCCGTCACAGCAAATGGTTGCCGAGCTGGCGAAGGCACGGCAAGCCTCGTCGAAGCTCGGCGCCGCATTCAAAAAGCAATCCGCCAGTGTCGACGAGCTGCGCAACCGGCTCAATCGCGCCGGCGTCGACACGGGCAAGCTTTCTCAGCACGAGCGCACGCTGCGCACCGACATCAGCGCGACAACCGGCGCGATCGACGCCCAATCGCGTCGCCTGGACGCGCTGAATGCTCGCCAGAAGCGCATCGCGGACGCGCGCGCCAGGATGGGCGCGACGCGTGGCGCCGCTGCCGAGATGGCGATCGGCGGGTACGCCGCGCGCGCGACCGGCAAACACATCCTCGACGATCTGCGCGAACCGCTGGCCGAAGCGAAGAAGATCCAGAACGAGCGCGGCCGAATCCAGGGGCTCGGCCTCGGCGACCACGCGACGCAGGACGCCGAGCGCTACGTGCGCGCGATGAAGACACCGGGCGTTGTGATCGCCGAGAACATGACGCTGATGCGCGACGCGATGTCCATCTTCGCGGACGAGCACCACGCGCAGATGGTGATGCCGACGCTCGCGAAGATGAAGTTCGCGAACGAGGCGATGTTCGGTGCCGGCCAGGGGCACGAGAACGAAGAGAAGTTCATGAACATGCTGAAGGTGATCGAGCTGCGCGGCGGCACGAAAAGCGACGCAGCGTTCAAGAGCGAAGCGAACATGGTCCAGCAGGTGCTGACCGCGACCGGCGGCCGCGTCGGCGGTGACGAGTGGCGAAACTTCATCCAGACCGGCAAGGTCGCGGCGAAGCAGATGCGCCAGGACGCGTTCTACTACCAGATGGAGCCGCTGATTCAGGAAATGGGCGGGCATGCGGCCGGGACCGGCGTGCAGGCCGCATACAGCAACCTGATGCAGGGCAAGACCACCGTGCGCGCGGCGAAGCGGCTGGTCGAGCTGGGCCTGGTCGACAAGAAGTCGGTCGAGTACAACACGATCGGCAACGTGAAGCGCATCAAGCCCGGCGCGCTGATCCAGGGCGATCTCTTCAACGCATCGCCGTTCGAGTGGTTGGAGAAGGTGCTGCTGCCGAAGCTGAAGGCCAAGGGCATCACGTCCGACGCGAAGATCCTGGAGGAATTTTCCACGATCATGACGAACGGCAACGGCGCGAACCTGTTCGCCACGATGTACATGCAGCGCGAGCAGATTCACAAGAACGAAAAGCTCAACCGTGGCGCGTACGGCATCGACAAGCTGCACGAGCTGGGCCAGAAACAAACGGAAGGAAAGGAGCTGATCACGCTCGAGAAGGTGCGCAACCTGCGCACCGTGATCGGCGAGCAGGTGCTGCCCGTGTACAACCGCGCGCTCGAGCTGACGACGAGCGTGCTCGAGCGGCTGCTCGGCTTCGCGAAGGAGTACCCGAATTTCACGCGCGCGGTCGCGATCGGCGCCGCCGGCCTCGGCGTGCTGCTCGCCGTGCTTGGCACGCTGACGATCGCGCTCGCCGGCATTCTCGGTCCGCTGGCGATCGTGCGCTTCAGCATGTCGATGCTTGGCATCCAGGGCGGCGTCTTCGTGCGTGCGCTCGGTGCCAGCGCCGGCGCGCTGCGCGGCATCTCGCGCGCGGCGTCCGGCGCCGCATCCGGCGTCACGGCCGCCGGCAGAAGCACGCAGTCCGCCGCCGGCCGCATTCGCGCAGCGCTGTCGGGCGCCTGGCAGGCTTCGTCCCCCCGCGCTGCCGCGTCGTCACTGCGCACCTATGTTGCGTCCCTCGCCCAGCGCGTGCCGGCCGCGTGCCAGGCCGCGAAGGCATCGATCCGGCAATGGGGCGCATCGACCGTGACCGCGATGAAGGATGGCGCCGGCGCGGCGCGGCAATACACCGTCCAGGTGTGGCGCGCCGTCGCTGCGCAGGCGGCCGCGACACGCGCTGCAGCAGCGTCGCGCTGGACAGCAGCCCGGCAGTATGTCGGCCGGCGCAGCGCGTCCGGCATGGCCGTCGACGCGGCGCGCGGCGGCCTCAACCTGGTCAAGGGCGGCACGATGGGCGCGATCAACGGCGTGCGCGCGGCGCTCGGCGGACTCGCGCAGACGCTGCTGTTCGTCGGCCGCGCCGCGCTGATGAATCCTATCGGCCTGGTGATTACCGGCATCGCGCTCGCGGCGCTGCTGATCGTGAAGTATTGGGAACCGATCAAGGCGTTTTTCGCGGGCTTCTGGCAGGGGCTGACCGAGGGTCTACGGCCACTCGCGCCGCTGTTCAGCGGCGTACTCTCGACTCTCGGCGCCGCGTTCGCGCCACTGAAGCCCGTGTTCGACTGGCTGATCGGCGCCGTGAAGAGCGCATGGGACTGGATCACGCGTCTGTTGGGGCCGGTCGACGCGAGCAAGAAAAGCCTCGACGCGGCCGCCAGCGCCGGCAAGGGGTTCGGCGCGTGGCTCGCGGATATCGTCGTTGTCGCGGCGCAGGCTGCTGCGCGCTTCGTCGACTTCGGCGCGAACCTGATGTCCGGCCTGGTCAACGGCATCAAGAGCGGGCTTGGCTCCGTGAAGGATGCGATCGAGTCGGCCGGCGGCAGCGTGATCGGCTGGTTCAAGGAAAAGCTCGGCATCCATTCGCCGAGCCGCGTGTTCGCCGCGCTCGGCGGCTTCACGATGGCCGGCCTCGAGCAGGGGCTGCGCGAGGGCCAGGACGGCCCGCTGTCAACCGTGATCGAGGTTGGCAAGCGGATCGTCGCCGCCGGCATCGGCATCGGCATCACGGGCGCGGCGATCGCCGGCGGCGCACCGCTCACCGTCGACAACCGGCCGCCGCTCACGGTCGCGTCGGCCGCTGCACGCGCACCGGCCGCGCCAGCGCCGATCACGATCCAGGTCTACGCGGCGCCCGGCATGGACGAGCAGGCGCTCGCGCAGAAGGTGCTGCAGGTGATGCGCCAGGAACAGGCCGCGCAGGCCGCGCGCGAGCGCTCGCGTCTGCGCGACCGGGATTGAAGGAGAGGTTGTCATGATGATGGCGCTCGGGCTGTTCGTGTTCAGCCTGTCGACCCTGCCCTATCAGGAGCTGAAGCGCCGGCGCGGCTGGCGCTTCGCCAGCAACAACCGCGTCGGCAAAAAACCCGCGCGGCAGTACGTCGGCGAGGACGACGAAACCATCAGCCTGTCCGGCGTGCTGCTGCCCGAGCTGACGGGCGGCGACCTGTCCCTCGCCGTCATTGAAGCCATGGCCGACCAGCACACCGCCTGGCCGCTGATCGAGGGCACCGGCCACATCTACGGCATGTTCACGATCGACAACATCGACACGACGCGCACGCTGTTTTTCGACGACGGCACTGCGCGGCGCATCGAGTTCACCATTGCACTGACGCGCAACGACGATATCGACATGCTCGGCATCGTGACCGACGCTATCAAAGGGGCGATCTCGCTATGAACCTCGCCGACATCCCCGGCGCCGACCTGGTGCAGAAGGTCGTGCTGGCCGACGATCGCGTGCCGCGCGCGATCTATTCGATCACGCTGAACGGCAAGAACATCACGAAGAAATTTGACGGCCGGCTGATCTCGATGACGCTGCAGGACAACCGCGGCTTCGAAGCGGACCAGCTCGACATCAGCCTCGACGATTCGGACGGCGCGCTCGAGATCCCGAGTCGTGGCGTCACGCTGAAACTGTCGATCGGCTGGGCCGGCGCCGCGAACGGCCTGGTCGACAAGGGCGAATTCAAGGTCGACGAAGTGCGGCACACGGGCACGCCTGACGTGCTGACGATCCGCGCGCGTAGCGTCGACCTGCGCGCGGGCCTGTCGATCAAGAAGGAGCGCTCCTGGCACCGGCAGACGGTCGGCGCCATCGTGCGCGCGATCGCCAGCCAGAACAAGGTCGAAGCGCGCATCAGCAAGGCGCTCGACGGTCAGCTCGTCGATCACATCGACCAGACCGCCGAATCGGACGCCAATCTGCTGTCGCGCCTGGCGAAGATGTTCGACGCGATTGCCACCGTGAAGAACGGGCTGCTGTTGTTCATCAAGGCCGGCGAAGCGACCACGGCGAGCGGCAAGCCGTTGCCCGCCGTCACGATCACGCGCGACGTCGGCGACCGGCACGAGTTCGGCGTCGCCGATCGGGACACGTATTCCGGCGTGCAGGCGTTCTACCTGAACACGCGCACCGCGAAGAAACAGTCGACCACCGTGAAGCGGCGCCGGCGGCGCACGACCGCGAAGAAGAAGCCGATCGACAAGAGCGGCGACGTGCTGTTCGGCACGGCCGAGAACGTGAAGACGTTGCGACACACGTATGCGAACAAGGGCAACGCGACACGTGCAGCGAAAGCGGAATGGGAGAAGTTACAGCGGGGCGTCGCAGAATTCAGCATTGTGCTGGCGCTCGGCCGGCCCGAGCTGATGACCGAATTACCTGTAACCGTACGCGGTTACAAACGTGTCATCGATGATTGCAACTGGATCATCGCGCGCGTTACACATACGATCGACGGTAACGGCGGATTTACATCGGACCTCGATCTCGAGGTCAAAGCGAGCGAGGTGCCGGAGATCGACACCTCGGAGGATGGCTGACGTTACATCAGCAGTAGGTTGCGGATGTTCGACAGGCTCAACATCGCGCTCGTAATCTGCGACAGCAGCGCCGCTCGCTCACCAGCCGACAAGTCACGCACTGCGCGCGCCTCGCGGTTCCCGGCTACAGTGGCGCTGGCGCGCCCACATTGAGCGGCAATCGTGGCTTCGATACAGCGTCGGATTTCCCCGTCCTCGGCTGTTTCATTTTGGAATTGCAGGTCTTGCGGCTTGTTACTCACAACGGCTTCCTCTTCGGATATTTTGAGAGGCGCTACGACGTGAAACGGCATTCACGCGTGCTGTAACGCTGCCCCATTTTCGTGCTTTTTTCAGACAAATGGAATGAAGGAGAAAGCCCCATGAAAGTTAGGAAAACACCTAACTTTCGCGGGCTTTTTCCCGCCTCTCGTCCCCCGCCCCTGCGAAGCGCGCATTACGGCAACAACAACTACCGCTCGAATCATGGTTTCCCGGACGACTCCCCCTCGGCTCAACTGGAATCTGCTGCGCGCATACAGCGAGATCGCGCGCTATCGCAGCATTTCGGAAGCAGCGCAGGCAATGGAAGTGCAGCGGCCGACAGTCAGCGAGAAAGTGTCCGCGCTCGAGCGCGTCCTCGGCCGCTCACTGATGGAGCGCCGTTCTGGAAGCGATGGATTTCGGCTCACGGAATTCGGCGCGCAGCTCCGCACCGTCGTGGCCCGCTTTGATCGTGAACTCGCTGCGTTGTGCGAACCGTCCGATGACGGGACGGCCAGCATGACAACGATCGACGTGTTGGGGGAAGTCGAAACAGCGATGGCGGCGCTTGAGCGCGCCGCAGAGACACTTCGTCAGTCCTGATCTTTCACAGCGCTCTTGCGCGGCGATCGCGCGGTCTTCGCGCGCTCCACGTCCGCCTGCGCCTCTTTCAGCGCCTGCAGCGCAGCATCGTCTAGTTTCGCTGCGCGGTTCTCTGCCAGTCGCGGCAGCCGCTTCGCCGGCTCGCCCGAAATCGTCATCGTGCCAGCGAGCAGGAAACCGTTGACGGACGCCTGTATTGCAGCGCGGCCGACCTCATTCAACTGTCGGAAGCTGTCGAGCAGCTCGGCCTCGTCCTCGGGCGTCGTCGACGGAAGCGCACGCACGCCAGTGATCACGTACAGCACGTCCACACCGACCTTGGCGAGTGCCGCCAGGTAGTTCGCGTCAGGTGACCGCGCGTCAGATTCATAGCTGAGTTGGGTCTTGTTCGAAAGCCCACCGAGCGCAGCGATCTCTGCCTGACTCATGCCAACACGCATGCGCTCTTCTTTCAGCCTCGCCCCGATTCCCATTTATTTCCTATCAAGGTGTTGAATTCCGCGAAATTGGAATCTATACTTCGCCTATCCCTAGTGAAGCACTATCGAAATTGAGTATACCCGCCATGACTACCCACAAAGGCCCGCGGCGAGCGCCGCCGGGCGTCATGTCCAGCAAGACCGTTTCGCTGCGCCTCCTTCCCGCAGAGCGTGCCCAGCTCGAACAGCTCGGCGGCGAAGAACGGCGCTCGCTGTCGAGCCTCGCGCGTCTCATCTATCTCGAAGGGCTCCCCCTCTACCTCGCCAAGATGTCCTCGTTTGAGGACACCACGGGCAATGTTTCCGCAAGCTGAACCCGAGGTGACAACCATGTACCCCGATCCCAAGCGCGTCCGCGAAAGGCGCCTGATGGTGCGGTTCGACGATTACGAATACGCGCTCATCACTGCACTCGCCAACTACCAGGGCGAGCAAACCGCAACGCTGATTCGCCAGATGGTCCTGCGCGAAGCCGCCGAGGCTCTGTTGCCATCGAGCAATGTAGCCCACGAGCGCGGCTAAAGGCAGCAGCTCAGAAGCAGCCGATTCCATGCCCGAACTCGAAATCACATTCACCGAGCAGGACGCCGAACTGCTCGAGCGCGTGCGACAGCAGGAAGGTCTCGCGACGCTCCAGCAGGCGGCCGAATGGCTCGTGAAGCGACGACTGCGTCTCGGCACACGTCGCCTCACCGGACGAGACCGGGCTCTCTACGTCGTCCACAACAGCAGCCGTTCATAACGCGGCAGTCTCCGACAGGAAGTCACATGAAATTGAAGTGTCACCACTGCGGCAGCCGCGCCGTCATTCGAACCAGCCGCACGCTGTCCGCTCTCGTTCGCGAGGCTTACTGCCAGTGCACCAACATCGAATGCGCGACGACCTACAAGATTCACGTCGCAACCGTCCACACGATCGCGCCGAGCCTCAACCCGAATCCGCACGTCTACGTGCCGATCGGCAAGGTTGATCGGCTTCCGACCGATTCGCGACAGCTCCCGCTGCTCGACGCCTAAGCCCTAACCCGCTTTTTCGCTGAACACCCATCGCGCCCGCTCTGCGGGCGTGAGGGACTCCTTTTGCCTGAAATTTCTTGGAGGCCGTATGCAAACGCTGATCCCCGCACCGATCGCCGCACTCGCCCAATCGCTGTCCTACGACGAGCGTGTCGCCTACCTCACGAAGATCTCCGCAGCCGACGTACGCGCCGATGTGTTCGTCGCATCCGCCCGTGCCTTGGGCTTCGTCGTGTCGTGGGACCTTGCACGCGGTACGCCGGTACTCGCCTGGATGCACTGACACGATGCGCGCGCCCCTCTCCGAACTCGACCTGCGCGCTATGTGGCGCCGCCTGCGCATGGTCGGCAGTTTTGACGCTCTGTGCCCGGCGGCCCGGCACGCCTTCGAATGCACGGCGAACGTGTGGCGCGATCGAGAGCCCTTCCCCGAGCTGCCAACCGTCGACGGGAAATGCCGCGCCGCGAACGACTTCGACTGACCCATCCGCGCCGGCCGCCGGCGCACTCACCTGGAACCACGCCATGAAGCCCTACGTTTTCAGCATCGGCGTACTGCTGATGCTCTCCTTCTCCCTCACCGGCATCTACTGCCTGACCGGCGACGTGCTGCGCCTGTTCGAGGTTCGCCACGCGCGGCCGCTCGCATTCCTGATCGGCATCGCCGCGATGTTCGCCCTGGTCGCGGCGCTGGCCTGGTCCGTTCCGCCGCGCGGGTGATGCGATGACCACCAAAACTACCCCGGGCACCTTCACCATCACGGCCGCCGAGTTGCCGCGCTATCTGTGCTTCTACACATCGCCTCGTGAGCCGGCAGAGCCGGCCTTCACCATTGACTCGGACGGTCGCGTTACCGTGGCGGATCACATGACGGCGGACGACGCGGC